AGGTTTATTACTGATCAATCTATATAAATTTATGCCTCGATTCCTTCACATATTTAGCATGGCAGGCGTTGCCGAAATGATGTGTAAGTATGGTGCTGGGGACGCGGTTTTACAGTTAGATTCTTTGGATCCGTTTGGATTTGCCGAGCATTATGGGGTTACTCAACGCTTTGAGGACGTTACATCTTTGATCAATGAGGCTACTGCTATGGCCGATGATTATGATCGCATAATTATTCACGACTTTGCAGAGTTTGCCATCCACTTCACGCCAAGCAAGGTAATACTGATATTTCATGGTTCCAAGTTGCGATCCATGTCGCAAGCAGACAGGGAGAAATATGCAAAGTTTCCGCATTACATTACGACACAGGACTTGTGGGACCACATGCCCAATGCCACATACCTGCCAAACCCAGTTGACTTGGAACTGTTCCTTGACGACAAGTACGAGGAAATAGAGCCTAGAACATACCTATGCATTAACAGGTCAAACAGTAGAAAGGAGATAGAGGCAACGATAAGACAAAGATACCCTGACATAGAATACTTTGAACGAACCTCAAAGGAGTTTGTGCGGTATACTGACATGCCCGAGTATCTGGTTCAATATAGCGACTATGTCGACTGGAAGTTTGACTATTCCCACCCGCCAAAAACATTGCCACACCCAAGCTGTACGGGCTTGCAGGCGTTGGCATTAGGCCTGGACGTACACGACAAAGACGGATTATTGCTTGACCGAAACCTTTTAATAGTACATGATGCAAAAAGAGTAACGGAGAGATTTATAAAGGACTATGACACGAACTAGAGGACCTGAGCTGTCTAAAAAGCTGCACGAATATGTATCAACTCAGTGGATGTTCTTTGGGAGAAACGCATATCAGATAAGCGATCAGATAAACAAGGATACGGTTCTAATGTCACAGTTTGGCAAGACATCTCCACCTGGCATACACTATCACGTCAAGCAGATTCAGGAGGAAATGGAGAACAGCATCAGTGAGGATGCTATGGACACATACATTGGTGAGTTCATCAGGGCAAGACTTGGCTTTGAGCAGGATGTCATAGCACTCGAGGAGATCATGCAGGACGAGAAGGACAAGGGCATGGAAAACATGGACAAGGAGTTATACTTAAAGTTTGCCAGAGCAAGACACGAGATCAAGCTTGACTCATTTAAGATGTTGCAGGACAGTGCGTTACCGTTACAGGTAAAGAAGCTAAAGATGGAAAGAGCAAAGTTGCGACCTGCAAGGCCAATGCCCGAGGTTGAGCCTCCTGTGGAAGAGGATAACTGGCAGCAGGACGGTGAACGGGGTGCAACACCATAGGACTGGCAAGCAAGTCCACGCTACAGTTTATTGCAGCGGCAGCAACTCGTGACGTACCCTTGGTACCCGACAAGTTCTGGTGCAAGGATTCCTTGTCAAAGGAAGAGCATTGCTGTTTCTGGCATTTCATATTCCATCCTTATGGCGGTCCCGAGAGGGACGGAGTATACCATCCTTGCTATGCGTACGAGCAGGAGATCTTGGACAAGATGCAGATGGAGGAACTGGACGACGAAAGGACAAACCCATGCAAGTGGTTTTGCGTCTACAAGGCAACAGGTCTGGGACTTACGGAATTCATATTGCTTTGGATCGTATGGAAGAGCCTAACGGATCCCTGGTTTGCAAACAAGGAGGCCATGATCATTACGGGACCTAACGTTGATCTGGCAAGGGATCTTATCTTAAGAGCGAAAGGTTTTTTAACTAAGAAAGGACTTGGATATGTAGATCATGGTGCGTACGAACTCGACGTTAACGGCAGCAGAATTAAATGTTATCCGTCGAATAACATCCATTCAGCTAGAGGTAAACCGAAGGTTAGTCTCTTTTTTGGAGATGAAGCAAGCTTCTTTAAGCTACGAGATGATAGCGTCGTTAGAACCGTTGGAGAGAGATACATTGGAAAGTCAAATAGTTGGGTTATATGGGTATCTACAGCGGGAGAAGAACCAAAGGGCTTTTTTTACGACATTATGCAAGAACCTGTCACAGGAGCAGACGCGACAATATACGAGAGATTCCATTTTTATGTTGAGGCAGGCCTTAAGATTGATCCGCAAACGAAAACGTCAATCTTTAGTCCCGCATACCTAAAGGAGGCAAGCAATGCAAGAAGTTATGAAAGAGAATACTTGGGAGTCTGGGGAAAGAATGTCGGAGATATCTTTTCTCCAGAAGGAATCGAACTATGCTGTGCTGAGGAGTATTCCTGGAGAGTCAATGACGACAGCAACGATAGAGTTATTGGAATTGATCCAGGCTTTGGAAGTTCCGAATTCGGAATATGCATTATGCAAAAGGACAAGGGGAAAAAAGCCGTTATCTATGCAGAATCATTTGAAAGAGTATCTTACATCGACATTGTTGAAAAGGTCAAAGAGTTATCCACAAAGTATAGAACTAAACGCCTATTTGTGGACGGTTCTTGGGCAGAGGGAATTAGAGACTTGCGAGACAAGCACCATCTAAACGTACAGAACATATCGTTCCTTCAGTACGGTGAGAAGATGCTGAACTTTGCAGCCAACGCAATAGACTTTCAGGAGGTCAAGATTCATCCAAGCTTTAAGAAGCTCAAGATGCAACTCATGACGATTAAATTTAATGCTAAGGGAGGTACTAACAAGACCAAGGTTAACACCTTCGACCTCGGAGATGCATGGCTTCTTGCCATGTACTATTACAAGATGGGACAGGGAACGTTAGCTGGTGTCGGATAACCCCTTTAGCATTAACATTTCCTTTGCGTCATACCTGTAGGTACTTGCGTCATACCTGCATGTAACACAAAACAAACCATTTATAGAATGTTCACATCTGAGCAGATCTCGTATTTTTTGTTTTTCTGCTTCTTTCATCAGTCTCGTTTCTTTTTTAAATTTGTTTCCAGTTTCTCTCTGACTTCACTTCTGTCTCTAGGCAGTTTTCGGCTGTTCTTTTTGGTTACTTTAGGTTTTGACAGATCTGCAACAAATGCCTTGTGGTCCCCCACAGTTACGATCGGGGTAATGCCTTTCATCAATGCAATATATAATATAACGTTAGGATCTGTATTTCTTCGCAACTCATTCATGCATAGCTCGTCAGGATAATGCATGGGAAACGTAACTATCTCATATACGTGCTGTTCCTGCAAGTCATTTAGCAGTTCGTTACGAATCATAGGATAAACTGGAGCTGGCGTGAAATAGGCTAGCATAACTTCCTATAATGCAACAAACTATATAAGTCTTATGGTTTTATACATCTCTATGGATCAAAAGACATGGGTACAAGGAGACTTTACAGACAGTACCGTATATGACTTGTCAGGCAAGGTATACGATGAGAACACACTGGCAACAGCAAGAGACATATCTGGATTTACAGGTACGTTACGATTAATAGATCAAAAAGGAGAATCAGTATTCACAACTACCGAGAATCTAACATTGGGAGCAGATGGAGCAGTATTAATAAAGTTTGCAAGTGGCAAATCACCTAGATTACAAGGAACATTTAAGGTTAGATTACGATTAGAGGTCAGTGGTTCCAGATTAACCTGTGTTGGTGTTAATGGATCAGACGAAATATACTTTGAATACGATTAATTACTTCACTTTATCACAAAACAACTAGAAAAGCACATATGGCTAACATATTTAACATAAGAAAGAGTGTTTCTGGCTCAAATGCTCCTGTTTTACCTAAAATTAACCCAGTTAAAGAGAAATATGAGGGTTCAATCAGGGTAATTGAGGCATTTAACCACAAAAGTGAGGTAAATCAGAGTGATTACATGGATGAACTGGCTCCAGATAGACCTTTTGTACAAACTCTTAACGCAATTAACCAAGATCCTAGATTAAACTTATCAAATGAAACATATATCCAAATGGTCCTAGGAAAAGGACTCCGAGTATCAGCAAAGAAGGAAAGCATAGCCGATATGGTAACAGATTGGTGGGATGATATCAACTGGGATGAACAGTTGGAAGATGCACTCTATTCTTACCTAGGATGTGGCAATATGTTCTTTGAACACGATCCGACATTTAAGGAATACATTGAAGTTCCAGTTACAACAATAGAAAGCATTGTAAGAAATAAGAATGGGGATATAAAGTTCTACTTGCAACACGTTAATGATATTGACATCAAACTAAAGCCAAGTGAGGTAACACAGTTCAAGTTAACCAACGTATCCAGAGAACCTTTCGGCAGAGGTCTGCATCATTCTGTCTTATCCAACTATACCAATCCAGATACAGGAGAGATATACGACTCTCCCCTAATTCAAATGAAAAAGATGGAAGATGCAATGCCAAAGATCTTTGAAGGCCACGCAGATCCAACTGTAATGTTCCACTTTGCAGATGCAGGTGAACAGTTCATTAAAACACAGGCAGACGCACTAAAGAAGATGAAACATGGTTCCAAAATAGTTACGGATAAGGAATTTGATGTCAAAGTTATCGAGTCAAGTGGCAACAGCAAGTTCGAAGGTTACATTGAACACATTCAAAGGGATCTATTAGAGCCTGGTTCCAAATTCCCACTACAATTCTTCAATGCAGGCTTTACAGCACGAGCATCTAGTGAGTCTACTGACTCTGTATTGACGCGAAAAGTAAAGAGAATTCAGGCACGATTAGCCAGTCAAATCAAGTTAAAAATGGTATTACCATATCTAAAGGCAAGAGGCAAGAATGTCAAGGCCAAAGATATACAAATATTCTTTGAAACCCCTCAAAAACAAGAGGCAACCATAGCAGATGTCACAACATCATTTAGAGACAATATCATTAGACGTAGTGAGGCAAGACAATGGTTTGTAAACAACTCCAGTGTTGACATTAACGAGACTGACATGGCAGACGAACCACCTATTACAAGTGTTACACCTACGGACCAAATGAAAGATAACAGAACTCAAGAACCAGATAATACTTCTAATAGTGACAAAGAAGAAACAGTAATAGAACGAGCAATGAATGATCTTAAAAATATGGTAAACATGAGAGAGGAACTGGACAGATCCGACAAGAGAAAGAATACCGCAGAAATATTAGACTTTATCAAGGAGTTAAAAAATGATTAAAATATACCTGGATGTCAAAGGCGACAGAGTCATAGAGTCCTTAGATCTAGGAAGAGTATCATTAGGAGAATCAACCAAATATACGGTATACATGAAGAACACAGATCCAGATTGGTCTATTTATAATATCAAGATTGAGAATACTAATCCAGAATTACGCTTTGAAGCACCTGAGATGTTAAAGCCAAACGAGGTAAGAGAGGTCCATGTTTTCTGGACACCAAAACTGGATAACAGACAGCCACTTAGAGCAGAATTCAAATTTTCAGGCGATATCTTTATAGGATAATGTCCGCAGACTTTGCACCTGCAAACTTTGAAAGTTCTGACTTTTCAATACCAGCAAGCAAGACAGGAAAGAAGATAGTATCATTTGCCGAAACAAAACACTTTGAAAGTTCACTACCAATTACAGGCAATACTAAAATACATATTCCATCCCAGTCCTTAGACGTATTGGCAACCCAAATACAGACTGTATCTGAGACAATTAAATATGATTACATCATTGCATCAGACGCAATACTACTAATCGAGGCAGCATGGATATTGCCTATGCGTACCGTACCATACCGTACCATTGGAACCA